AAATACGCACATCATCAGCCACCAAGCATTAGCTTCGGTGTTAGTAAACATTTCCCATGCATACCATTCTACTGTTTCAGTCATATTGTTTCCTTTCTTTATTTAACACTCAGGATCTTTTTGAATACCTTTCTTTTTAGGAAGGATGTAACATCCTTTTTCACAGTCCCATTCTGGGTAAGGTTGTGCACCAACAGGACTTCTGACTATCTTATACAGTTTGGCTGTTAACTCTCTGCTTCTTTTTAGCATTGGGTGGTTTAATGAATAACCTTTCCGCCCTAACAGACAATCGTGTAAGTGTTCAACAGTTGCAATGTCATAGTCTTCAATCTTTAAACTCTCACTAACAGGTTCTCCAGTTGGATTAGCCATTGAATAGGGAGGTCCATAGTCCTGTACTTTATTATACTCATCAGCCGTTGTAGGCTCTGTGTCATCTTCTTCGAGACAGTCGTAACACATACGCTCATCTGTGTCCATTTTTGTTTCGTGAAATTTAAATTCACATTTAATACAGGTAAACTCCATTACTCGTCCTCCAATATATGATTCAATGCTTGACGAGCGATCTCTTTAAGAGTACCGCTGTCAGCATGTGTTGTTATTATTGTATCCAAAGCGTCTATAAGCAATTGGATCTTTTTCCATAATAACTCTTCAGTTACTTCTAGTTCTGGCACATCGGGCATATTGCTTTCTCCTTTCCGTATGCAGGAAAATCCTTATACATGTTTAAGTATACTTTTCTTTTACGTGATTTGTTATTAATGCCACGCTGCTCTTTATATGTTTCCCAGCATTTATTGCATCTTGGGCAATGCTTTATTTTTTTATCTGCTTTACGACAGTCTTGTATCCAATAGTTTCTATCTGATCGTAATTGACGGATGTTATGTTTATTAATAATCCTTCCCATAAAGTCTTTGATACTCGACCCCATCAATAACCTCCTTAATTTGATTAATAATTATATCTACTGTTTCTACATCAGATTTTTCAATTCTATAGCCCTTTTTAGCCATTTTTATAAGCTTGCTAATAATATCTAAAAGTTCTTTAATTTCTTCTGCATTCATAGTGACTCCTACATTGCTTTGATATGCACTAAAACAGGGGATAGTTTTAGCCAACCGTCCCCTGTTTATCATTTGTCAGCCTTCCACACATACTATGTGTTAAAAAGCCTACCCCGTCAACATCTTTAAGATGTTCAACAAGTCTTTGTATCTGATAACGACATAAGCATCTTTATCGCCATCTTCTCTTAATATCTGTCCATCTACGTGTTCACATGGCTTTAGGTAGTCAGCTATAGCTTTTCTAGCCTTGACTTGGAACTTCAGGTTGCCTTCAAAGAAACCATTAGTTTCTATTACCATGTCTACTTCTTCATGCCAGCCCAGTGATCTGCCGTCAGATCCCCATGCTCTGCGTGATTTGAATCCATAGCCTTGTGCTAAATTAACGCACTCTCTTTCAATTCTATTACCTTTTTGTTTTGGTGCTTTGCCACTCATTTTGTGCTCCGATCTGTTTTATTACCTGATATTTGTTCTTGACTTTGCATTCCCAGAAGATTCCATATCTCACCTAGATAATGCCTTCCAGAACTGCTTAAACGATCATAATCAGAGCTTTCAAGATTTGCTAAGTTTTCTATTAACTCTCTCATTCTTTTGTTTTTTGGCATTGGATATACCTTTACTCCGGGCACTTCTTTCATCTGAACCACCTGTTCTTTATTGTGAATGAAGTGAATAACTCCAATTTGGTTATTCCTATTTGTATAATGATACTATCGCCTTCAAATGAAGAGTATCCTACACTTAATAGGAATGTTCTTAACAGTATGATCTTATATTGTTTTAGTATACTATTTTTGTAGTTCTTTTCCGTTGTTGTCGTTCTGATCAAAGGGATACCTAGAAGGGTCCATGATCTTCCTTTCTTCATAGTTATATTCCTGTTTTTTAAAATTCATATGCACTATTTTACCGTCATCATGTACTTCTACTTGAGTATCATGCCCCTCTATGCTGTGAATTTGGTTATCTATTACTTTAACTACTATCTTTCCCATGTTTTGCTCCTAGTATGTGGAGAGAGGGCACAAATAAAGGAATCTGTGCCCATCTCTTAGTTGCGTTTATCAAAACTGAATGTTTCCCAGTTATAATTAACTGTGAGCTTGAAATGAGAATCATCTCTTGCTTTCAACGATTCTATAATTCTGATCTTACTTCCTTCAAGACCTTCAAAACTTATGTACTGATCGGACTTCTGTTCAATAGCACTATTTCCTTTACCGCTATGAACGTCCAAACGCTGTCCTTCCCTGATTCTATAAGATGCACTTTTAGAAATGTGATGTACCGCTATGATCATTACATCTTCACTAATTGCAATGTCTTTTAGACTATTAGCTATTATCTCCTGTCTTGCGAAATCGTCTTTACCAGCATACTTAGCTGGTACTCGATCTATAGTATCAACTACAACTATTTTAGCTTCATTGTCTGAAATAAATCCTGCCAGATTTTGTATGTCTGGACAAGAGCATTTTAGTTTTATGTGTGATATAGAATCAAGTCCGTCCTTTACAATCCTAGGATCTAGATTTTTAGCACCGCTAAGAATTTGATTTTCTGTCATTCTTAATGATGCTTGAAGAAATCTTCTGATCATGGTGTCTTCTTCTACTTCTAATGAAAGGAACAATGTTTTGATCTTTCTTAATTTTGTAACCAAGTATTGTACAAAAGCTGTCTTGCCCAAGCCAGTATCACCTATAAGAGTTATAAGCTGACCTGTTTTGAACATATGACTTACTGGTAAGAATGGGAATACTTCCTGTAGATTAAACGATCTGTCTGTGAAATCAGAGTTTACATTTTCAATAAGTTTATTGATCATATCTTCTGCATTCATCACTCCAGATGTTTCATCCAGATTCTTATATCGAAATAGTATACATTTGCTATCACAATAAGGCTGCAGTGTTTCATGATTGCATCCATAATTGTAATCGCTCTTGAATACATCTGATACAACTTTGCTTGTCTCTTCAGCAGGTAGAGGTTTCTCTACCTTAGCCATATATGACCTTGCAAGGTTATCGCATCCATGTTTGTCTAAACCCCATTTCTTACGCCATATACTGGCTAATGCAAGAAGATGTTTGTGTCTATGCTTAGGAACATACCCTGCATTATAAATGTGTTGTGCACATGTAATATATCTGCTGGTCTGTCCTTTAGCATTATCAAACACTTTACGTACTTCTTCTGTGTTCTTGCGGCTCATATCTATAGGATCTAAGCCTTCGATCTTTTCGTGTTTGATCTTAGATGGTGTTTCATGACCACCCATTTTCTTAGCACTTTCAGCTATTGTCTGATAAGAAAAGTTAGCTAAATCTGGAATCGGTACAGGTATCTTGTACAGTTTTGATTTTTGATTGTATGACCACCCAGCTCGTATTAAGCGTCTGGAGTCATAGATCAGATCTATATATTCACCCCAGTCTCTCTGCATAGTAGCACGAACCTGCTTGGCAATGTTAGCTGATGGCTCAAAGCCGTAAACATTGCCTAAGTGAATGTGAAAGCCAGTTCCAGAGAACCATATCTGATAATGCTGTCCATATTCAATGCCCTTATTATGCATAGCATCGCATATGTCGAATACTGCCGTAACAGTTAATTCATCTCCATTGGTTTTATCTTTCACATAGTCTATATCTACTACAATCTTATCTACTGCCTGTATACCGTTAAATCCAGTTACTGTGTTATTCTCTGCTACGAATGCAACAATATCAGGTGAGTATAGAAACATACTGCGGTAGATTTCTCCACCTGCATTCAGCTTTGCAACTTCAGAAAAGTCTTCTAATCTGCATAGCTGGTTTCTATTACTTACACTGCCTGTTGCATATTCTAAATACCAATCTTGCTTTTCCATTGTAACTCCTACGTTTTAGTATCAGGGACATCTCTGCCCCTGATACTTTTCTCACCACTCAACCAAATACTAAATATCTACATCAAAATCAGCAGTTTCCTTTTCAGGTTCTGCAGTCTTTGTTGATTGATTATTAGTATTATTCCCATAATCAAAATCGGTTGATGCATCATCTGAATCATAATTCTTGATGTATCCCTGTTCGACTTCTTTGAGTACTTTATTCTTTAAAGTACCTTGTAGTGCACTGGGTGGTGCTACAATAGAATATGTGTTCCAAAATGGTTTACCGTTGTTTCTAATCTTGGTAGTCTTGTAAGAGCATACCATAAATTGTTTACCAACAACTTCATCAAACCATGATTCTGGAACCGTATAGTCATCTTGCATCATGAGGCTCTTTTTGCCTGTACAGGACTCAAAGAACGCTCTTACTTTGAATGCAGATCCCCACGCTTTCTGATCGGTTATTGGCAGATCACGTTTTAGCATTCCAAAGATCTCTAGTTTCTTATCCCAACTCTGTCCATCGTTATATGTAACAGTTAAGAACATGTCAAAGCATGGGTTCCATTTACCCCATTCTCTCTCTGCATCATATTCTATAGATACAGATTTAACTGTTCCTATTGATTCACTAATTGCTGGCATTATGCAGCCTCCTTTTGTTCTTTTATTTGTATTTGAATTTTCTCTATAGCAGCATCAGCTTGTTCTTCAGTAGGGTTCTTATCTATGAAGGATCTCACTTTCTTAGCTTTATCTTTATCTGTTTTGTTAAATACAGGATTTCTGCTTAGTCTTTCCAGTTTAACATTCTGATCTACTGTAATATGACCTTTAACAGGTTTTTGTCCATTGATCAGTGTTTCTTCACGGTTATCCATACTGTCTGCATCTTTAGTATCGTCAATTGCAAATAGACCGTTACAGGCATATTTACGTGCATAAGATGATGTAGCTCCAGTAATCTGGCTATCGTCCATACCTTTCTTAGTTACAGACTCTCTAGCCCATCCCCTTACAGATATAGAGTCATTGCCATCACTAAATGTTGCTGTTGCCTTGATATAGTTGAATCCATTGATACATACAATTTCATCGTCTACAGTTAAAAAGCAACCTAATTCATTGAGTAGTGGTTTCACACCTTCAAAGATATCTGCAAGATTGCGATAGTTATAGTTTCCGAAATTGTTTCTGTGACCTTTCTCTACTTTAAGAGATGTCTGAACAATATTCAGTTTTTGAAATACATTCAGTTCTTTCATGTATTTATTTCCTTTCTGTTTTGTTATTTAAACCGTAGGGTGGGAAGGTCGGAGTACTGAGCTGTGCACTAGCGTTCATCCTAGTGTCCCCACCTTTGTTGGTTTCTTAAGTTAAATGCTGGCTTTATATTCTTTACTTTTTGCAATTGAAAGAATGTAGTAGCCTTTCACTACAAAGTGTCTTATAGTCAGTTGACCTCGAGTCCATTAACATAAGCCAGCATAGATGCCACTCCAACCTGCTTCCAGGGAAGGTGTGTGTGTTGTTTGCGGAGCAACTTGGTAAGATTGAAGTGGCTGAATGTTATATTATTATATCGTATGAGAATATTGCTCCCTTTTCATCTTCTTCCCAACTGTCTTCTAATAGCCTAATTTCGCAATGCTTATGGATATAATCAATATCTTTCTCAGCAATAGGCTGCCAGTAGTTATATCTTAAATATCTTTGATTATTAGATATTCTAAAATGTATATGATGTTTATTGTATCCCTGCATACCCAGTAGGAGCACAATCTTATGCTCCCACGGGTACACGGCAGGGTACATCTCAGCGTAAGTCACTACCCATCTTCTGCTCATACTCTTTACGAGCCATACTCATATTAAACTCTTCCTGTGCAGTCTTCTTCACCTTTAAATACTCTCTATCCGATACAGAGCCTTTGTAAAGCACTGTGTTATCAACAGTACACTCATCATCACCTTTTAAAGTGTCTTCATAATGTCTGTTAAAGATGTATTCAAATACTGTTTCCATTAGTTACTCCTAGTTAGGTGTTATTATGTCACTGAAATTTGGGCGGTCTTCATCATCGTCTTGATCATCATGCATTCCCATCATCTTTTCTGCTATCTTAAAAGATTCAGCTAATGATTCCCGTGATAACTCCAAAGCTGAAGCTATTATAGCTGAGCCAGTCGTACTGTTCTCACGAACACTCTCCAGCTCCTCTTCGGAAAGTATGTCACTGTCACATCCTTTTATTCTACCAGTTATCTTAGATAATGTTATCATCAATGTATGCACAAATGCCATTATCATGACTGTATCTGTTCTACTTAATTTAGTCATCTCTAGTTACTCCTTGTTGTTGTTATTGTTGTAAAGTTCACTAAAAAATATAAACTGAGCAACACACAATTAAGTGCGCTGCTCAGCCTAACTAGGTTAGTCCGGCAATTGCTTGGTGATATCACCTTGCAACTGATGGACAGATATCTTAGCAAGTTTACCTACACCACTATCACGCATAGCTTGCACAAACCCTGAAATATACCCTTTGGCATACAGGTTTGAGCCAGTACACGAGATGAGCTTGGTTTTACCCTTGCAAGATACTTGAAACAGATGCTCCATGTAACCTCCCGTTGTTAATCTTTCTTGATAACTTTCCAGTATTTATCTTGTCCATTAAATAACTCTTTCCATCTGGATTTATACCAAATCAACATATTTTCAGTAGCACTCAACTGTCTCTCTA